CCAATTGGTGCGAACATCCTCGCGTGTTTCGGCGATCATTACTATGTTGTTAGTATTTAGCCGTACATCTTGCTCCATTTTTGCACTAAACAGGCCTGGCATCATTTGCAAGCCGTTAGGGCTAAGAGCACATAAGATAGGGTGAGAAACAATCAAGTGATCGTCGGAGATGGAAACAATCTTGGCAACAATTTCCTCGCCGGTGGTCATCTTGAATGTATAAATTTGGTTCACTGATGGTGTAGTCATGTATTAATTTAGTTCAATCGTTGCCGTAGCTCTGTAAAACCGCCCACGTATTCATTGTCCAAAAAGATTTGTGGTAGTGTGCGTGCTGTTGGTACCGCCTCTAACAGTTGTTCCCGCGTCCAGTCTTGCATGATGTTGCGTTCTTCATAATCAATGCCGCGGGCTTCTAACAACGCCTTGGCTTGCACACAATAAGTGCATTGGTCTTTGCTCCATACAATAGCTTGCATTTGTTTTTCCTTGTTATAAATTGGGTAACTGATCGTAATCTATCGAGTCAGACATAATGCCTATCACGTAGTTGGTACTTTCAGATTCTTGCAGTGCTGTTTGCTTCTTAGATGTATCGCTGTGCTTGTTGAACCAAGGAATCGGGGTCGACCTTGGTGCTGGCTCAAGATACTTGATGCCAATATCCTTCAAGGCACCGACTGCGGTGTAGTCCACAAAGTCCTTGAGGATGTTTGCGTTAAGCCCAATTACTGGTCCTTTGTTGAACAAGTAGTCAGCCCACTCTTTTTCTTCTCTGATCACATCCAGGTACAACTGGTACACATCATGCTCACATTCGGCTTTGATAGCAGCAAACCTGGGGTCGTCCTTGATCACTTGATTGATAATATACGCAGTCCAACCCTTGTGCAGCAGCTCGTCCTGTAAGATAAGGCCAATAATATTACCGTTGCCGATGAAGATCTTGTTCTCTACCATGGCCAGACTAGTGGCAAACGACACCATAAATCTGAATGCTTCTAGTGCGTAGCTGGCATGCAGGGCCATCCAAATTGCCCTGACATGTTCAGTTTCGTCAACCGGCTGTCCTAGATCCTTTGCACAGTTTACACGGTGCAAGTCGTTATAGTACCGTCCCACACTGCTGGCCATGTCTATAATGGCCTGGGTGTCGTGGATTGTATTAAACACATCCTTGGGCACATTATAGATATTGCGAATAATGTGACTGTAGCTCTTGCTATGGATGTTGGTTTCAAAGAATGTCCAGTTGTAGATCAGGGCCTCTAACTCGGGCAAACTGACAACAGGCATGAATACCTGGCTGGGAGCACGGCCCTGCAAGCTATCCAGGGCTGTTTGCCGCAACAAGTTGCTGGTGAAAATGTGCTTTACTGATTCACTAGCGTCTTTGAAGTCGTTGGCATCCTTGCTTAGACTAATCTCTTCGGGTTGCCAAAAGAACCCACGTGCAGTCTCTTCGAACTTGGCAATCTTGGGATACTTGACTTCTTCGAACCTTTGGATAGTCACAGGGCCGGCCGGGTCCAGGAACATCGTCCGATTAAGGTAGTCTGTTTTAGTTTTTAAATCATATTGTTGTCTTGACATTTTACCAGTGCCTGATTGTGTTGGCTATAATAAAGCCACAAGTTATAACATGTATTATAACCCAAAACGTCTTGAAAAACAAGGCTATTCGGGCTTCCCGAAGAGTTAATATAGGCACGCCCGGGCGATCATGATCTGACTCACCCATCAAATGCCCGGTGGCTCGTGCCCAAATCTTTTCAAGACTGTTCATGTTTTATCTTAGTTGCCAGGCGGGTTTTGGATGGGCAGACTTACTGGGTATTTCGAGCAAACATCGGGATTGCCCTGTCCTGCTTCTGTTAAGAATGTAGTTGCTGCTGGTACTTGTCCCGTTGGGCATGAACATACTGCTATACCGTCAGCACCTTTAAGGCAATTCCAACTAAAACAGTTGCTAGATTTATTTCCAAGATTCAAACTAGCATCACATTTTTGTAACGTTGCTTTCATATCTTTTGGCTTTTTGCTAAAGTCACTAGCCTCTTGTGGGTAGAAAAGTTTAGGAGCAAATAAACTCCAAACATGTTTATCATCAGTAGCAGTGCATGACCCTTGCATATTGCCTGCAGCGGTATCAGCAATTGCACGTCCTTTAAGTATTGGGCAACGGCATTCTACCTCTGGATATGTTATGCCAGAGGTACCGGTAATTGTTTTTCCGGTGGGCTTGCAAGTTGATGCTGCACACAATGCATAGTGCCCGTCACAGATGGTAATGCCTTTGGTTTGTGCTTGTGCATTAAACGCTAAAATAAATCCTAATATAACTAATAATTTTTTCATTTCAATTTTCCTTTGTTAAATTTCGCCAGCAGCGTCGACTTCGATGTTTGTCACGCCGAAATAAGATTCTGCTTAACATTATGTTAAATCTCTTTGTTTACGTTTATTTTCTTCTCTAATCGTTGCCGCAATTCTCATTTTTGCCTTTGCTTCTTCTGACATTGTTTTACCTTGGCGAGACAAAGACATCTTTGCTTTAGTTTCGTTAGACATTGACTTTCCAGCCCATGGACCAACTCTTCCTTTAGATTTTTCAGAAAGTTTCTTTCTTGTTTCTTCAGATATACAAGGTCGATTTTTAACAGCTTCTGACATTTTCTTTTTAGTTTCCTCGGTAAATGTTCTTCCTTTTTGTGCGGCAGACATTCTCGCTTTTGTTTCTTCTGTGCGTTTTTGACCGACTCTTTTTTTGGCGGCTTCTTTTTGTATATCAGGATTACGTCTATTAGGATTATTATCGCCTGACATAGATTCGGAGTACTGCCTACGCAACCAGCCATATGCTTTATTATTTCTTTTACCGTTATTAATCATAGATCCAGTAGTCATATTCATTGCGGCATATAACAACTTTTGATTGCCTGGATAGATTTTACATAATAGTAAGTGAGCAAGATAATGTTCTTCAGGATATAATTTAATCAAGTTTTCTTTATTATCTAATCCACCAATGCAACGGGGCAGGATATGATGTTTTTCAACATACCCTGTTCGTGTAATTTCACGATTTATTAAATTATTATATATTTTTTGATAGTCCATTATAATTTGCAGGCCAAACAATCTTCCTCGTCATCAAAATCAATTTGTTCAAGTGGCATATTTGGAGGCGTTTCTGCATCCATTTTGCTACCTTGTTTATCGAGAAGTGAGTAGTACATTGTCTTCAACCCCCATAAATGTGCTTGCATTAAATTCTTAGCAATTAAAGTAGATGGCACTTTGCGATCCGGGAAATGCTTTGGCGAATAAAATGTATTAGTACTTATGCTTTGATCCACATATGCTGCAAGTACCGCAGCAGTTTTCAAGTACCCGTCGCAGTCAGTCTGATCCCACATCAGTTGGTATTTGTTTTTTAATTTATGGTACTCCGGAACCACTTGTGTAAACGATCCTGCTTTGCTTTCTTTTACACTGATCAAGCTCATGGGCATTTCGATACCATTGGTGCTGTTGATAACCACACTGCTGGATTCTACAGGAGCAATGGCCATAAGGGTAGCATTCCTCACACCGTACTGTTTCATATTACTGCGCAGTGTCTCCCAGTCAAGCTCGGGTGCAAAGTTTGCCAAATCATTGACTCCTGCGGCACGTAGTTCCCAGGGGAAGATGCCTTGCCCGTAGCGTGTTTTATCGCTGTGCAGGCAAGGGCCACGTTCCCGAGCCAACTCAACAGTGGCTTCGGTCAAGTAGTATGCCAAATGCTCCATCCAGGATTTGACTTCCTGGAGTGCATCTTTCTCCCCATACTTGTAGCCTCGCTTGGCGTGCCAGTAGGCCAGGTTAGTAACACCAATACCCAAGGGTTGAATCTCATCATTGCTTAATTTACTCTGAATACTCAAAAAATCTTGATAATCCAGTATATTACAGAGGCTACGCTGTAAGATGCGGCAAGCCCGGCGCATGTCTTCAGGATTACGGAACGCACCCCAGTTAATACTTCCGAGTGTGCAAAGAGCAATACGGCCAGCATCATCGTCGAGGCGCTTGAAAGATTTAGTAGGTAATAGAATTTCACAACATAAGTTACTCTGGTATATGGTATGATACTCAGGATCAAATGGACCTTGATTCATGACATTGTCAATGAATACAAGATAGATACGTCCAGTATCAGTCCGCTCTTTGAGAATGCCGCCCTTGAACACATCTTCTGCATTCATGGTCTTTTTACGCAGGCCCGCTTGTTTCTCATACTTTACATACAAGTCTTCAAACCGTTGGGTGTTAGTGTAAAATGCCTCATACAAATCGGGTACTTCGTTCGGGTCAAAGAAGGTGATATCCTCTTTGTTTTTAAATCTGCGCCAAAAGAAAGCAGACAACACGACCCCATAATCCATATGTCGCACCCGGGTCTCATCGGTGCCTTGGTTGTTTTTAAGTACAATAAGATCATCAAACTGATGATGCCAAATAGGATAGAATACAGTAGCACTAGCATTGCGTATGCCGCCTTGGCTGCAACTACGCAGATCGCCAAACCACTTCTTCAGAAACGGGATCATTCCTGTGTGCATGATTTCACCACCGCGAATGGGGGAACCAAGTGGGCGCAGACGTCCAATCTCCAAACCAATGCCAGCACGTTTGCTAGCATACTTGGCCATCATTTCGCCACTAGCAAAAATACTGTCAAGATCATCATCGCTGCGAATGAGCACACAACTAGAGAACTGTTTTGTAGGGGTCCCGAGCCCAGCAAGAACAGGAGTAGCCAGAGTGAATAAACCATCACTGGCCGCTTGGTAGTACTCTTTGATGTAGCGCATTCTCGCGCTGTTCGGTTCTTCTTTGTGAAATACAGTAGCGGCCGCGACCATGTATCGAACTTGTGGAGTTTCATATGTTTCCTTGGTAGCGCGATTCTTAACTAGATACTTCTCAATCAGTTGTTCGACCGCAGCATAACCGTATAGTTCATCCTTTTCATGGTCGATGATTGCTTCCATCTTGTTCCAGTCGTCCTGGGTATACCACTCAAGTAGTTCGGGGGTATACAATCCAGTTTCTACATTTCGTTTCACAATCTCGTA